CTATATTCTTCATTTGTTAAATTTTTTTCCAAAATCCAATTTTTGACTTGTAACATTTTGTTCACCCTTGGCTTTTTGAGCCCCTCTCTTTACACTCTTATTATAGCATAGGTACGTACCTATATACTAAAATAGACCAACTTGGACTATAAAAAATAACCGGCTTTATTTGCCGGTTATGTCTTTTCGGATAAGAGATTTGATGTACCCTTGTCTGTTCGGAACGGAATCGAGTTTTTCTAAAATGTCCCGATCCGTTCCAACATTTAGTTTTAGATAAATACGACGTGTGTTCGCAGCGTCGTATTTGATTTGTCTTTTTGTCGAATCTTTCATTTGTTACCTCGGTTCAAATTCATTGAGCAATTCAATTTGTCGTTCCCAGTATGATACTTCATTTTTGTTAGCTTTCATGTTGATACGTTCGCCAGCTTTTAGCTGGTCAATTGTTTCATTAAACAAATCCAGCCACCATTGTTTGGTTCGCATTTCATCTGTAATAAAACTAGCGTCTTTCCCGGATAATGCTAATCTAAATTGACTAGCCGTATAATTCTGTAAAAATTGTTCGTTTTTCATGTTTAAAATTCTCCTTCCTCGAAGACCGTTGCGTCTTCAGTTTCTGATACATAACATTCACCCATGTCGTCTTGAGTGAAGTACCAACCGTTCCCGGTTGCCCAATCTTCTAGATCTAGTGGAGTGTGCCCCCAGTACTCCGTTTCCAATGCATCTTTAATTTTTTCATTTTCGTAGTAGATTTTCATTTTGTTTTATCTCCTTTATCTCTTTACACTTAAATTATACATCAAGGTACGTACCTATGTCAACACTTTATATCACTTTTTTTCGTTTAAAATTATCAATAATTCGTTTATAATATTAGTGTCACAACATAATAAATGAACCGGGAAGCTTGTTTTTTTATCTCCTTACTATGTATGCTTTTTACTTTTACTTTCATTTTCATTTTCGACCGGTTCAGCCTTTCTCCTTTCTTTGGTCTTGTGACACATGAAAAAACCACCCTGTTTCGAATCCTCCGGCAGAGTGGTTTTTTTACTATTATTCAAGCTCGTTAAAACGAGCTTATTTAAAAGTGAAATTATTCCATTCCATTTGAATAAACAACGAACGTGACTTCCGTTCCCGGATGAGTGATAGGAACATTTAAAGTAACGGTTCCGTTCACGTTTGTAAATTCATCTTCCGTCAACAAAAGACCACTGATGTACACATCCAAAATATCGGTACTGATTGAATATTCCGGAATCAAAGTAGTTACATCAAATGTATCTTCGCTGGTTTCAACCGTCGTATGCGTATAAGCGTACTGGCTCAAAAGTTTCGGTTTGATCTGGTCTTTGATGTCCTCAAACCACTCATTGAATTGACTCGTAAATTGCGTGAACAACGTTGTTGTATCAATTTGGTCAATCAGTCCTGTAACGATACCACATAGATTCGAATCCTGTCGGCGGTCGGTTATATTGCTGGCGGAAATCGACGTTGCCAGTTTTGCCACATAAATATCAGCTAATGCCATTTCGTACCGTGACGCTGTTCGTGTCAATGTCGGTGCTTGTGGATTCTGCGCCAACGTGCCTTTGATGATGTCGATACCCATTTCACGAGCGGTATAATCCGCATAGAAGACCACCCGATCGATTCGGTTTAGCACGGAATCCGCTGCGGACACCGTCAACGTCAAATCGGCAGTATTTTCCATTTTTAAGCCATTGATCCAGCCCGATCCGGCACCGACGATTACATCCATGCCACTGCTAGCTCTTACCTGCAATGTGGTCGAAGGATTTGCAAAGACGCCATTTCCTACCAACAAATCTAGATAGGATGTAAAATCATTTGCGTCATAGACCCGGTCATATTCATCGCCAACCTTCACCGCATTGAAAAAATAACTATTAATTGCCATTCGTTTCCCTCTTTTCTATACGCCAAATGTCGGCGTCATTGTAAATTTACCACTTTCGTCCGTCGAATAAATCATTTCAATCAAACGTGTGTTAATATAGATATTCCAGTCTTTATTCTGAACAGTGCAAATGTCACCTAAATAAACGTCGTCTTTGTAGGTATAATTCGTAAAAAATACCTTACCAGCAAAAGCCTTCGTATATTCGGTGATGTGCTCCAACCCTTCCTGTCTCAACTGCTCAAGATAGACGCTTGTCTTTATTTGTCCATTGTTCGTTGATGCATTTCTTGCGTCTTGAAAAATCTCATATCGTGCAAGACCGCTGTTTGCCGTTTTATGCGCCCACTGGGTTTTTCGATTGACTCCCTCGCCCTCGCCGGCAACTAGGACATCAGTAACCATTGTCGTATAGTCTTCCTCATAATCGCTTGACTCCAAATTATCGTAGTCCTTTGAGAAAACGATAAATGGATTTTCTGATTGGTCAAAACTTCGGTTAGTACCTTCGTACAACTTGAAAATAAACTTCCCATTTTCAAGTGTTATTTTGTTTCCCAAACCATATTTAAGACACAAATCATCAATGGATTCTAGCAGATTTTTCCCGGTGTACTGCGTTTCGATTTTAATATCGCTCGTTATGCTCGATTGAAAAGATAGGTTCGGGATCTTTCGTTGAACGATTTTAGGGTTGATTGCATTTTCGTTAATCAACGTTTTAATACACTCCTGAATTTTCCCTTTTACCTGCGTTTGTGTGGCGATGATTCGCCTTGACAAGATACTTGATAAAAACCTACCTTTGACAACAATCATTTCTTCGGCATCCGTCAATCTGTCAATTTTAGTAAATTTAATTTCTTCAATAACTGCATAATCCTCGGTACTGTCGAACAAGCGTACGTAGTAATCTTTTTTGATGAGCGATAACGATTTTTCATTTATCGGCACGCACAATTCAAAATCTCCGGGAGTATAATACCGTTCCGTCCAAATAAACGATATGTAATCGTCGATGATACCTAATTTTTCAAAATTTGTATTTAGAATCACTGGTAACATTTCCATAATTTATACTCCCTCAAACAGATCGTAATGTCTAAACGTGACGGTTAGATTGCTCGCCTGTCCTGCGCCGACTTCGTAAACAAATGTATTTTCGCCGGGCTCCAGCTGTAACCACGTCGAACCGTCTTGAACATAGTTAAATAAATTTATCTCGGCGCCACCTCTTAGAAGTGTTACGGTTTTCTCACCTGCCAGCGTATTGATCGTAATTAAATCGCCGGGAACCATATCATAAAGGATCCCGATATACTCATTTGTCATGTAATTAATGACCCTCGGATTGCTCACATTATTTGAAGCGTAAAATTCAACGATAAAACCCGTAATCAATTCGCCTTCATTGACCACTGTCACGTCTGTCGAAAACTGTTCTTCGCCGAAAACGATATTTTTCGGATCTAATCCCCAAAATGGAAAATGGAACATTTTAATAGTATTCGTCAGCTCGTTTATCACTTCCTGCGCATTCTTGAAGAATGGCGACGGACAAATGATTGTGACGGTCGCAATTTGTTTTTTCTCAAAATGGGTAACGTGCACTTTCTGCACGTACCCTTCGATGTAAACATCCCTCAAGTCGGATTTATAAAATAAAGTAATTGGTCGTTTCACATGCAGAACATCATACATCTGCAAACGGTTATATTCGGCATCGTATTCGATTGCAAATGCAATATCAAATGTTCGAAGATTTACTTTTGCACTGTTAAATCTTTGACCGTCAAGTAATGCCGTATCGGTTAGGTTTATATTTGCGTCGGCGGGGCTCAAACCGTCAATGTCTGTAATGGTATAAGGACCGTTCAGCTCATTGAATGTAATGGAATTGCCCTGTTCGTTTTGTAAAGTCAATTTATACATTTCTCAAACCCACCTTTGCATTAAAAAGCATGCTGTTTGTTTCTCGATATAACGTCAATCTATCGACTGCTTTCGGACTGTTGATTGTTTGGTTGAAAACGACCGTCTGTCCACTGTTTGCGCCGGTTACATTTATTCCGCTTCCGTCGGAAGTTCCAAACGCATTTGAAACGATACCGCTCGTGTTTGCCGAAATCTGCGAAGACAATCCCATTGTCATTCCATTCAATGAGTTTTTCAAATCGTGCTCCAATCCCGGAAGACCTTTATCGAATCCGACTGCGATACCTTCGACAATTCCTTGACCGATGACATCGCGCGCCCATTTTGACGGCGAGTTGATGCCAAACAGATTCTTGATAAAACTTTTAACATTGCCGACCCAGCCTTGAATTTGTCCTTTAATCCAGCCTAGACCATTGCTAATACCATTCCAGATACCACGCACTATGTTCGTTCCGACGCTGACTACCTGTCCCGGAAGACTTGCCAAACCGCCTACGATATTGCCGACAAACTGGCTTGCTGCCTGCATGGCTTTGCTTGCAAACTGTCCGACAAATGCTTGTGCTCGTGAAATTGCGTTCTGCAAGAAGCTCCAAACTTTCGAAGGCAGATTTTTCACATTATTTACGATGTTATTTAAGAACTTGGATCCTGCTTCTGTTGCCTTTGAAACGATGTTGGAAACAAACTGCGCTACTTTATTTTTCGTGTCAGTTAAGAACGTTTGAATGTTTGTAGGCAAATCGGAGAAAAATTGAATCATCGTGTCAATGGCTCCCGGAACTGTCACCGTAAAGAAGTTTACGATTCCGTCAATAGCTGTGCCGACTGCGGTCTTGATTGCTTCCCATGCACTTGTGACAAAATTTCGGAAGCCCTCGTTTTTCTGCCATAACATAACAAGACCAGCTACCAACGCTGCGATACCTGCAATGATTAATGTAACCGGACTGAACGCTACGGCAAGCACACCACCTAGTACACCGAATGCGGTACTTACCGCCGTTACCAATGCGCCGATTGCTAATGCGCCGGCTAGCACACCAAGTGCAGCGGCGACCGCTACGATAATCGGTTCGAGCGTGTCAAAGTTATCGGCAATCCAATCCATAGCCGGTTCTAATACCGATAAAATATTATCGGCGACTTGTCCAACATCGGTTTTTAATTTCTGAAAAGCAAGCGCTAATTTATCCGGACCGTCCTGCGTTTCATTAAACGTATTATCGAGCGTACCACCTGTGTCGGTTGCAACATTTGCTAAATCTTCAAACGATAACGTGCCATTTTTCACGGCATTATAGATCTGGTCGCCACTTTTCCCGAACAGATCATAAGCCAATGTCAGACCGTCCATACCGTTGGCACCGTTCATAATGCCGTCCTGCAGTTCTGCTAGCGCTGTATTCATGTCCTTGCCGTCGGCAGTCGCATTTTTCAAGGCTTTTCGCAAACCTTGCATAACTGTGTCTACGTTGGCACCCGATATTTCCATTTGCCCCATAAAATCGGCAGACTGTTCAAACGATAATCCCATTTCTTGGAACGCTGCGCCATTTTGGACAAGTCCATTGGTCAACGTGTCAACGGTTATGCCGTATCTTTGCGCCGTCGCCGTCAATGTGTCCATGGCTCCATCTGCATTTGACAAGTCAAGACCATACGCATTTAATGATTTTTGCACACTGTCCACTGCATTGACCACGTCGACACCGTTGACTTGCGCAAACTTCAAAAACTGCGTGCTCAATCGTTCAAGTTCCTGTCCACTGACTCCGAACCTTGTCGACACCTCACCAACGGCACTGCCAATGTCTTCATTGGATGCGACAATCTGCCTTGCCACATTTGCGTAGTTGTCGGTCAGCTCCTTGGCGCTCTGTCCTGTAGCACCTGTGGCACGTATGGCGATGTCTGCACCCTCGTCAAATTGTTGCCACGCTTCCGCAGCGAACTGCGCAAACTCTTTGAGCATATCGATTGCCTTTTGGATGCCTTGACTTACCAAATCCCCGATTGCCACTTCCATGGCGCCGAACCCGCTTGATAAACTATCGGCGCCACCCTCGGCATCTTTCAACGTATTGTCGAATTGATCGGCTGCGGTCGTTGCTTCATTTAATTTTGCTTTATTTTCATTCAGCTCGCTCGAAAGCTCGTCAATCTGATTCGCCAGCTGTTCGGCTTCCTCTGGACTGTCGCCCAAAATTTTATTTGCGTATTCCTGTTTTAATTTCTCAAGCTCTTTTTCCTGTTCTGAAATTGTCCTTGATAGACTTTCAACCGGACTTTCCGCCGCCTGCTGTTCGGCTTTCATCTGCTCAAGTGAAGTGTTATATTCAGCCAGTTGCCTTTCAGTACTTGCGATCGCTGCCTTTTGTTGTTCGATCTGGACCTCAAGCCTTTGCGCCTGCGGACTTGCTTCGCCCATTTCCTGCGCAACGGTCTGATATTCCTTTTCCATTTCATTTAAAATGGTATTCTGCGATTTTAAGACCGTACCTAACTGCTTAATTTTTGCTTGCAAGCCTGTTAAACTGGATCCCCAGCTTTTGGCGCCTGCTGTCGATTGCTTGAACTCTGCATTTGCCAGCTGTATATTTCGTTTCGCGTCCTTGATATTTGCTTTAAACTGAGCAATATCAAGTTTCCATTTCATTGTACTCTCGTGATTGTCAGCCATAAAAGTCACCACCTTTAGTACCAACTATCGTTGGTCGCTTCACGTCGTATGTGCATATTGCCTTTCTTGTCATAAGTAATCACGTCGCCTTTTCGTCCGCCTTTTTTCACGTACTCGTATTCATTGACTCTATTCACAAGCAGTATCACTTCGCCGAACTTTTCCCGACGAACGACAAACGGTGTGAGCGATGTGTATCTTTGACAAAGGCTTTCGTTTAGTTCAAAAAGTGTCTGATATATAGTTTTAGGGGTGGTGGAATCACCACCACCCCTTACTGGTTTTTTGAATTAACGAATGAAGTTTTAACATAGTTGAAAAGTTCAATAAAGAATTGAGCGAGCTCCTTGATTTTCGTACGGCGCAGTTCGTCGTCAGTCATTTCCGGGAAAATGTCCTTTAATAAATCATTAAATTTATGACGATTTTCGGCGATGACCTGTGCTAAACGCAAATTGTCTTTGCCATGACCGGCTTCTTCAATCACATTCAACACGTCTTCGACAATTCCGTACATCAAATCATAAGCGTCAACCTCGTATGTTTTTTCGATTTCAGTTTGAGTCTTGTAAATATTTAATTTCATTCGTTAATCTCCTTTCAAAAATTGCTAGGCTTTAGCCTGCAGTGTGTCAATCGTTGTTACCGTGTCGAAGAAAGTCGATAAATCGGCTTTTCCGTCGGCTTCGTCAACGACCAAAGCTTTTTGCGGTTTACCCGGTTTTTCGAATGTGTGGTTAGTGGAAATACCTGTATAAGTCAATGACTGATTGTTTGTATCAGTATCGGCATTTTCTGTCGCACTCGTTTCTTCCGGAATTGCGAATTTTCCCTTGTATCGCCAAACATAACGATAGCCAGGCTTATCGCCTGTCAATTTCAAGCGGTAACCTAGTGCGAAATATTTCGGCTTTCCTTCGCCGTCCATAAATGCACCGGTGGCAGCGTCCATTTGTTTACCTGTGATGTCGGCTAACGTTTCAAGCGATAAGGCGGAAATCGTTAATGTAATTGTGTCGCCACCCTCGGAGCTGATAGTCAACGCAGCTCGGTTATCGTAAAATTTAGTATCCGATCCGGTTTCAGTCGATTTCGAAATCTCGGCAACCGGTGCTAACTGTTTAACATCACCGGTTACATAGCCATGACCTTCGCCGCTTTCGTTGTCATCTGCCACAATCTCGGCATACATGAGCATATCGGTTCCACGGAATTCATCTACATATGTAGTCATTTTTCGTTCCTTTCTAACGTTAATTCGTTTCTTTATAACGTATTTTCGTTAATATTTGTCAACAAACATGACGTTTATACCACGTCCTGTATGTGTCGGCTCGTCAGACATTACATCATAGCCAGCTCCACTAACAATAAAGCCTTCATTTTTTAGCAGACGTTTGCACGTTAACAAAACTTCATTTGTTCGTTTTGGGCTTATGCTGTAATAATTCAAATCAAAATCCCATATGGTCGATTTTTCTTCATTATCGTAAAAACTAGCGTCAACCGTTTCATTGTTCCAGAATGTAAAAAAATCATCCGGGTATCTGTCTGCTTCGTCCAATGAACCTTGCAATAAAATAGGGTAGTCAAATTGTTTTCGAATCGTATTAATTAACAAATCTTTTACGTCCTGCATTTTTAACCACCTTTCGTCAATGATAAATATTTCTCGAGCACTTCATTTTGAATGCGCTCAATCTCTTTTTTCGTTGCGCTTCCTTTGATTGCGTTAAAAACTGCGCTGTCTTTGGCAATTCTCGGTGTACCGTACATAATAAAAATTGAATGATAACCACCCGGCGCCTGCAGATTAAAGCCGACATTTACTTCGGCAACATCGCCCTGCCATTTGACACCCTGCTTGCCTATTCGGGAAGCGTACATTTTACCGGTTGCATAACCTTTTCTACCACCGCTGGCATATACCGAAGCTGCGCTCTCTACGTTGCTGGCGATATATTCTTGCGTTTTTTCCAGTGCTTCATCGACCGCCTGTCGCATATCTCCGCCGGCTCTGTCAATTTGTGTTATCAAATCATCAAAACCCTTAAAGACTATCGACATTTTCGCCATTACGCTGAACCTCCGACTTTTCGGACCTTGAATTGAAGATACTGATTTCGAAATTCAATGTTCTCCGGGTCGCTTACAATGTCGTAAATCTCACCTGTCTGACAAATGCAGATTCGGCAGTTTGCTTTTATGTCGGGTCGATACCACGTGTCAACGGTCGCCGTGTTAATAATGGTGTAAATGCCATTTTCAACATTTTCCGTACCCCCAAAGGTTCGGAACGAACCGAAAAATATTGATTCTTTTCCCAAGTCGTCGGGATCCGGATAAACTTTTTCATTCACACCATGCGATTTAACGGTCGTTGGCACGAGCAGTTTCATCGGTGTCGTAAATGGCGCACTTGGTTTGTAATTTCTCATGTTTGAAAATCACCTAACCTTTATTAATTCCAAAAGCAACTGCGTGTACAATTGAGCCTTTGCTCAATTTGTAATTAAAATGCAATTTATAATCTGCGTCGATATAGTAATCCAAGTTAAAGACACATATCAGACCGTTTATGTCGACAATTACATTTGATCCGTCGCCCGAATATCCCAAAACGGGAATTGATATAACCTGCTCGCCATCGGTCGCCACTTCGTACCACCCTTGAACGGCATTCACTCGCAGATTAGCTTCTTCAATATTCGTTACACGCTCATTTAACTGCACAAGTGAATTGCCTATATCACTAGGATCAAAAGGAATATATGGTACAAAGTCGTAATAAAATAGCAAATCTTCATTTGACCTCGTAAGCATCAAATTGCCGTCGGCGCTCTTAACTTTTCCGATGTGCACCAATTGACCCTCGGCGGTCGTCCAATCTGCCCACCGTGCATCAGTTCCAACCCATACGGATTGAGGAACTTCCACACCGTTTATAAACAGTGTGTTCGTTCCGTCATCCGTTTGTGATAATAGCAACTGCGTATCTGTACCTGTAATTACAAGCTCGTTACGCATATGCTCACTCCTTATATGCCAGCTGGGTGGCACGTTCAAGGAAGTAAGGACTTAACACGCCCTTATCTCCCCCGTAGTTCCATAAATCGGAAACACCACGTGTCACTAGACCAGCTGTAATATTTTCTTCAGCGACTCCCGATTCTTTGATGAAATCTATGACTTCATCAAAATAAATCTGCAAAGTATCGTCATTGTAGTCATGGGTTATGCTCATTCCGTTTTTAACGTCTTTCAACGTTACCATGAGAGATTACCCCTTAATGATCTTGTAGTATCCTGTTGGATTTACAACTTTTCCATCTACAACTACTAAGGCTTTATCAACCCATTCATTGGTTTCTTCATCGAAATAACGTCTCATTGTGAAACCGAAGTTTTCGTTAATTACATATTCTTCCGGTTGCCAATAAATACCAATTACATCGCCTGCACTTGCAGTGTCGAAGTCGGCGATGATATCAGGTTCAACAAGAGAAATGTCACGACCGAAGAAACGACCGTTTGGATTTACTGCATCACCGTCATTTACAACCAATCCTGTTGCCTGCTGGAAAATCGGATTCTGATTGGTATCGGACATCGTTTCTAAGTAAGCGTCAACTGTGGATACCGGGAAGATAAATTCGCCACCACGATAACCTAACGGCAGTTTTGCGAAGAATTTCTTACGCCAGTCTTTCCAGCTTCCGATCTGGTCGGCAGTCAATGTAATTTCGTTTGTGACTCTAGGATCGTTCAAAATACCCAGCATAGAGCCTTCTCCGGATCCTTTTACAATTCCTTCGTCCATTGCCTGCAGATAAGCCACGGCGATGATTTCAGCTAACCGGGTTTCAAAAGAATCAACTGTTAATAACTGGCTCAAGAATGTCTGTGCGATCCTGATTTCGGCAGTGTTGTAAGCGAAAATAACTTTTCCTAACTTATCCACTTTCTGACGGTCGGAAACTGTCGTTTCATTGATCCATTTAAATGTTGCCTGCAATGCGCCTACTGGAATCTCAACACCACCACGAACGGAAGTCTTTGTAACTTTGTTGTATAAATTTCCATAGCGTTTGCGCACCGTATTGATAACATTGTTCATGACGGTTGTAGGGATCGCTGCGCCTGTTTCGGCTGTGCTGATTGCGTCACGGAACTCGGCTGGGATCGGTGTACCATTCTGAACGTAGTTCATAAATGCACTACGGTATTCCATAGATTCAACACCCTTTTTCTCTGACTGAGTGCTTCTGAATGTAACCTTTGTTGCGCCTGCCGGAACGTGAGCATTTGCAGATACCGGCATGTTGGAACGGTTTTCTTCTTCTTTCGCTTCTGCGTCTTTGTCTTCGTTAACGATAGCTTCCAAATCTGCTAAGGCTTCTTTGATGTCTGCGATGTCTTCGTTCAATTCTTCAATTCTTTCGCTCAAATCACGCACTTCATTCACATCGTCGGATGCTAATGCCTTCTTACGCAATTCTTCTTTTTTCGCCTGTAATTTCTTCAAGCGTTTTTCATAAAATTTCTTGTTCATCTGAAAATTTCCTTTCTAGATCAATTTCAATCGTTCTTTCAATAAATCTAAATCTTTGTTGGAAGTGTCCACTTCCTTTTTCGCACTTCGCACATTGTCCAATGTAGCTTTAGCGCTCTCCAGCGCTTTTAAATTACGTGCATTTATTTCCGAAGCCGAGTAAGCCGGGAACGTGACCGCACTTACTTCGACAACTGAACCAATTTTGTTTATGTGCCGTAAAGGCTTATCTGTTTCCAAGTCTTCCCACGTTTCTTCGTCAATTGAGAACATAAAGGACATCCCTGTCAGATCGCCACGATTAACGGCGCTGTATAATTCACGAGCTGTCGCATTGTTCTTAATATCTAATTTTACAAAATCTAAATTCAGACCTTTTTTATCAACGCTAAATTTCATCGTTGAATTTCCATTGTTTCGTCTTGAGCGTGCCAGCGGGATCATATCGGTGTTGTGGTTAACTAAAAATCTGACGTCCGTCAAATCTGCGTCGTCAAGGGCGCCTTTTTCAATGACTTCACGGAACACGAAAAGGTCTGTTTCAGAATCATAAACGATTGGGCGACCTGTAAGTACCGCCTCGCCGTTTTCGTCCGTCGAAGAACGGATTTCGAAGGTGTAGGAACGCTTCTCTAGTTTATTGTCCGTCTTGTTCATCTTCATTCACCTCGGTTTCATTGCCGACTTGATATTTATCGGCATTGTTCGCATCTATCCAGTTCAAAGACATATATCGCTTGCCTTCAAGTTCGGGCAGTGGTCTTAATCCCAATGCGACACGCTTTTCATTTTCATACATGCCCCCGGTCGGCGATAAAATGTTTATCATTTCCAACGTTTGGCTAACGGTCATAAAAATTAAATCTTTGGGATAAAACTCAACTCGGTTCCCGAATGATTTTTCACGATTTGTAAACAATTTTTTCGTGAAAGCCTGTGACATCGAAAGTGCAATTCCCTCGAGTGTTTTTTGATAAAAAGCTTCGTACTGCTCTTTTGTATAATCACCTGTCAAGATTGCTAGCGGAACTCCCCAGTTTCGCAAAATCTTTTCGTCGATAAACTTTAACGTATTTTCGTCAACTAAATTCACTTTACGTTCAAATGGGATAGCTTCGGCTTTCAAATCGATAGGCAACCAGCCACTTTCCGAATTGTTCAACTTCTGCTCAAATTCCTTAATGGCTTTTTCCATTTTGCCTTTGTCCATTAATGTGTTATATTTAACGATTCCATTAATGGAATAGCTGGCGTTCATCGCTTTTGCGATACCTTTTAACAATTTTTCGTTTAAATCGAGCGTGCTTAACAATCCTCGGTTATCCGGTTGCCCGAAATTGTTACCGCCCATGTATTGATTTACTGAATAATTGTACTTTATATGGATTACATCGTCGTAGGGATACGTGACCTTGCTTCCGTCATTAAATGTAAATCGAATAAATAATCGGTCGGTTTCATCTTCTAAAAAATCAACCTCGTTTGGAAGTATTGGATAAAGCCCGGTGTAAAATCTGCGCTCAACTCCAGTCTTGTCATCCACCCACGTATCGTAGGTGGGAAGTATGAACGCATTATAATTAAGCAGTAAAAGCCATGTTACTTTTTCGATAAATTCACTTGTGGTCATCAGCTCGTTGGGCTCATCCAAAACTCTCTGTATCGAACTGTCCCGGATAGGTGTAGGGTCGTCGCCATTTTTTCGAACATGCGTAGGATTTAATTTTTTCACTTCGTCAACGATACACTTCAAAGCCTGCTGGACCACGTCGGAATAATAAATATTCGTTCCATATTGACCATAAATCGGTGTGTAACCGTTCGGATCGCTTGCCCACCTCATGTTTTTGGGCGCAAAACGATTTAATATTTTTTCATACCACTTCAAACTTCCACCGCCTAACTCTGCATTTGCATAAAGTCGCTCTTATATCTTCGATAAATTTCGTAAACGTCAATCAATGACAATGTACCGTCTATTTTCTTTCCCGGTCGGTTTTTTATTTTCACCGGCATTACGTGTCCAGTATCCCATACTTGGATTGCAGTATTCGACAAGCACCACAAATCAATCGGATTTGAAAAACAAACCATACCGGCATCAATTTCCGCTTCCGCCAATTTCATTGGATTTGTCAGCACAAAACGATTCTGATAAATCATTTCCGTTTCAAATCCGTATTCGTCCATTCTCTTAATGAAATCTTTGGCGAATCTCTGGTCGTAACCTGTCACGTATGTACGTATGTCATAGTCACGCACTAATTCAGCGTACCAGTCTGCGACTTCGGAAACGTCAACTTCATTTCCCTCAACGATTCGAATGTAACCGTCTTTCGCCCATTCTTTGTACTTGGCGCCGTCGGCACTGTCGTCAAACTTTTCTAGTTTTCCCTCGGGGATCCAGTACATGGAATGTATATATTTATTTTTATCGGCTGGATTCAGCATCAAGATTTTTGCACTGCATAAATCGGTCGTAATTGCTAAATCTACACCGCCTAATGCTATACTACCAATAAAGTCATTGATTGAAAATAGTGCTAAATTCTTAATTTTTTCAGTGTCCAGCCATGTTAAACTACTTGTGATTTTAAAGTTAAAATCTTTAGCAAGTAGGAAAGCCCGATCGGACCGGCTCGCTTTTCCCTGCTCGACCATATCCCGCATATACGACCATTTTTTTACCGAGCCTAAACTCGGATTGGCTTTTTTCCACATCAGATTGATCCCGTCTTTGTCAACATCCCAAACTTCACGTTCCTCGTCCTGTGTATAAAACCACGGCAGTTTACGTTTTGAGCTGTATTTATCATCTTCACGGTTTATTATTTTTTCATACTCTTTTCGCTTCTTATCTAAAAGACCGTCATCGATAAAACCTTCCGAGCCAAAAAGAAAGATTTTATATTTTTCTTTGGTCGATGTTGATTGAATAATCGGCTTATAAATCCCTTCGCCCTTAATGCTCCATATCTCATCGATACCTGCTATGTCAATGTTCCGACCTTCCTTTTGTCGGGTGCCGTCGGACAATTTGAAAATGTGGGAATTGTTAATCTTGCATCGGATGCCTTTTTGATTTCTCCACGTGTCGATATTTTTCGGATCAATCAACATCCTCATGGTATCCACTGCCGAATATGCCAGATCGGCGGTACCGTCATCCATGCCGGAGCAAATGATATCCTGTCCCTGTTCACCTAAAATCATTTCAGTTAACTGGAGTGCTGCGATTAATTCCGTCTTTCCGTTTTTACGAGCGATTAAAAGCAGTATCTCCGTAAACCGGTCTATCCACTCGCCGGTATCAAGCGATTTGATTTTAAAACTGTACACCACTTCGATGAATGCCTTTTCCCACAACAACAGAAGGAACGGTTTGCCATAAAACGGCGACTTTGTTAACTGTAAACAATTCTCGATAAAAAATATGCGCAAGTCTGCGTCGGCAGTGTCATACACATATTCAGATTGTCCGATATCATCAAGAAGATTTATCAGCTCATTTGTCATATCGAGACCGGCAATTTCTTCGCCGGATCGGATTGCGTCGTAATATTTATACAACCAGCATTCCGTGATATTTTGTTGTGTAATTATCATTTTAGCTTTTCCTTCAAGAACTGCCGTAACGGCGAATCCTCAACCACTTCATTTTTATTCAGGACCGAAATTAAAATCTTTATGCAGTTATTGTACTGCTGTAAAAATTCCTTGTATTGTTTCGCTGCAGCGGTCGGCTTCTGTTCTGCCGGATTGTCAGGATTCACCCGGATGAACGGAAGCTTTTTCAATTCCTTTAATTGGTCTTCCAAAAATACCACGTCATCAATCATCGGTCGGATGATATTTTGTTCATCCAAGCCTTTAAAAACATTTGCTAATTCCTTTTTTCTGTTCATGCCTTATTAATGACATTTTTTCGTGTGTTACGCAACGTTTCTAATAGTGTTACTCATTTTCTAAACATGAGTAACGACAGAAAACCCTTTATATAAAGCACATTTGACTAGGTGTTACTCATGTTACTCATTTTTTTGACAACTTTTATTATTAATAATACATACATTATCATAGTGATAGTGTATATATAATATATATAAAGAAAGAAAACTATATATAGAAACAGTCGTTTAGAAACACTTAAATAAATTATCCTTTATATAAAGCAGAAATTAGACGTTTAAGTGTTACTAATATATTTCGGCAAACCACCCTTAGAAACACTTTTAGACCAGTTTGGTCTTTTAAATTAAAAAATATCCAGTTTTTTATAATTATTTTTTATTTAATTTTGCCATTTTTTATTATAAAAAATTTCATTTTTTGGCTTTCGGCGAAAAAAAAG